TTTCTAGATTCTCCGCTCGGACTAATTTCATTTCTTTAATTAGTCTTTCGTGGAGTTCAGGTGTGAACATGGATTCCTGTGTTACCCTATTCAAATAGGGGCACAGCCCAGGTCCATACCTCTCTAAGAGTAGAAAGGCAAGATGTCGGGATCTCTTTGATGAGAGATCCCGGGGAAACCACACTCGGTCCAGTGGACGAGTAAAGTGTCTTTCATCTAGAACTCTTGTTAAGTCCATCCACCCATCGAGGGTGGAGGTCTTATTAAAGACGTTCCATTTGATTCCGCTATACTCTTCGCCGTTCAGTGATATTCGCTTTGCGAACTCAAAGAACGCACCGGTCTGAGACGTAAAGGATTTTGATTCTGAGATGGAAACTCCAATCTCTTTCATCAATCTCCGATACATAGTGGAAACCGACTTGTCCCATATAACGATATCATCACCAAGTATTGCATATTTACGGAAACCAAGTTTCTTGGTTGCCTTAAATGCACAATACTCAGTGAAGGCATGGTGTGTAAGGGAGGCAACAGCCCAAGAGGATAATAATCCTAGTGGCTGTCCCCTTCCCCACACCAAGCTTGTATCTTTATATGCGAATTCCCTATTAGTCAAGACGTGTCTCCATGCCAGAGCGATTTCTTTATCGTATACATGAGATAGCAATATCTCTTGTAGTTCAATAGGAAATCGATCTGTCCATGAAGTCGCGTCTATACTATCGGTAAAACGATCTTCGGACTCAATTTGAATTCTATCAAATTGGTATCCTTGTTCGTATGTACCGTTGGTATCAAGACGTCTAAGGATACTCATGATTCTATCATGAATAGGTCTTAGAACATTTTGTGACCAATAGTCACCAATTGCAATGGTCCTGGTCTTACATCCACCCTCAGGAATGAGGGCGATGCGGCCAGTGTTCCATTGTCCTTCAGTAACCTTGGCGTTATTGTGGAGCATTCTACATATCCAAAGAGAATGACTTCTCTTGGCTAATGTATAAATGCCTTCCCATAACGACTCGTTCTGGAGAACAGCTACAGCATCACGGTGAGCGGTCGCTATCGCGGGTCCGTTTGGACCCATCTTTAGTGAACCAATCACTGTGTCCTGGAACTGCAATTGGGATCCTGAAATTCTTAACCTATGCGTGAAGCCCTTACAAAACTCATCAAAGTCTTGTAAGAAGTTCTCGTCTAAGTTAGGTCCTTCGTCAGTTATTGGCGTAGGATCCAATTCTGGTTTACAATAAATCGATTCAAAGAATCGAGTTATAGTTAAAGCCAGTCTCTGTGAATCTTTGCAACCTGATTCGATAAGGTCCTTTAAACAGATTAACTGTTTAGGGTACCCATCCTTATCAGATTTGCAAAACGGGATCACAGAGGGAGTATCTCCCAGCACTCTCTCTGTTGCATGTCTATGCAACAGCTTGAAGTGCTTGGAAGCATAGATCTTCCCATTATCCTTAATCATCTTGGTTAAGGAATCATGGTAGATCTTAGAGGCTCGTAGTGCGGTGAAACGTGAAGTTTCACTTAATTCAGACATATCAGCAATAGCTTGTATGTTTGTTAATAAGTGTTTCATCATAGTTTTCATTCGTATTACTTGTCCAGTTTCCTGGATGCTCTCCCGAGTCGGTGCCATAAAGCAATCCGCTACTCAGAGCCACTGGTTATTACCCGCAAAGCGG